TCTTCCGATCTATGGCGGTCGCAACGCTGGCGACGTAGATGAGGCCTTTCTTGTTGGGAGTCGGCACCTTGGTCTGCGCGGCCTTGCGGAAGTAGACGTCGTATGCGTCGTAGGCGCCGTTGCGGATGAACTCGAGCTCGAAGCTGTTGCCAGCATAGACCTCTGCGGCGTTGGTGTCGGCCACGAGGATCTCACCGGAGGAGAGGCGGGTGGTCGGGTAGATGCGAATGCCGGAGAGCATTCCGGTGATCTTGTCGTAGAGGTAGTTTCCGTTCTCGTCCTTGAGGGACTTGATGGCGCGGAAAATAGCCCAGGTCACAAAGGCGGCGTTGGCGTGGAAGCCCTCCTTGCCGATCTGGTCGACGGCGTCGAAGATGACGTCTGCTTCGTTGGCTTTCTTAACGGCGTGGGCTGCAAGAGCGGAGAAGGCAGTGGCCTGGCTCTTAAGGCCGTAGATCTTGTTGGGGCTGGTGCCTGCACCGGAGTCAGCGCCGACGCCTTTCCAGATCTCCTCGTCGAGCTTGTCCTCGATCATGCGGACGCCCTGGTTCACGCAGTAGTTGTAGAGCTGCTCGAACCAGTCCTCGAATTCGGTGGAGATGCGGACCAGGGTGGCCAGCTTACCAAATGCGCGGGTCTTCTCGCTGAAGGAGACGTCGCTCTTGTTGGTGTTCTGTGCGAGCTCGGCCACGTAGTCTACGACGGCCTGCTTGGTGGACTCGATCCATCCGAGCTTGTTGGCGGTGCGAGGGCGCAGGCCAAAGGCTACGATGAATGCGTTGGCCACGGGGGCAGCGGCGTAGATGGTGGGATCGTCGGCGATGCCGAGGCGGTTGTTGGGGCTGATCTGGCTGGTACCGATGTCGTTGACGTTCTTGAGCTCGAGGGTGACCTCGAACTTTTCGGTCTTGGAATCGATGGCTTTCTTGATAGCCTCTTTCTTCTCCTCGAGGGCTGCACGGAAGGCGGCCTTAAAGCCTACGCTCTTGGCGGCCTTGAGGGACTTTTTGAGCTCCTCAATGGTGGCGGCGTGTTCCTTGACGCTGGCGTCGAGGTTGTCGATGTTCTCCTGGGCGGTCTTGAGCTCAGCGCTCTTGGTGGCGAGCTCGCCCTTGGCGGCTTCGGCCTCTGCCTTTGCAGCAGCTGCTTCAGCCTTGGCGGCCTGAGCTTCGGCTTTTGCCTGCTCGGCGCTCTGGCGGATTTCTTCCGCTTTCTTTTCGAATTCAGTCATGGCTGGATTGGGTTATGGTTAATTTATAAACTGGCGAGCACTCGCCTTGCAAATTCATTATCGACGGCGGTCTTGAGGGCTTGGAAGTCCTCGGGCGCCATCGTCTGCAAGCTGGAGGCCATTTCCTTTTCGCTCTTGGCGTCCAGGAGGATGGCCTTGGGGTTGGCGGCCCGGGTCACCGGTGAGACCTCCACGATGGTGATGGCCTCAAGAACTCGGATCTCGTATTCGTAGCCGTCCATCTTCTCGTAGCGGTACTTGTCTGCGTAGTAGCCGATGGAGAACTCATCAATGGCGCCGGCCTTGATGAGCTTCTGGACGTCGAGGCCGGTGGCGGTGTCGATGATGTCCGCCTCGAACCAGAGGCCGATGGCGTCCACTCCCTTGTCGGTGATCACACCGATGACCTCGTGCGAGTCGTGCTGGTAGCAGAGCTTCATGCGCTTGGCGTCCTCGCTCTTGAGGAAGTCGTCGCAGGCTGTGGGAGCTATGAGGTCTCCCCAGCTATCCACATTCCCGAAGGCGCAGGCATAGGCCTTGATGTGGAGGGTCTTGCCATCCTCACTCTTGGCCTTGATTTCGACCTGATGGATGTGGGTCTTGTATTGGGTCTCTTTGTTCATGGCGTGCTGTCTTTTGTGCGAAATTATAAAGAGTTCCGTGGTTATGCTGATTTTTTACCGTGCATTTGGTTGCTCACTTGGGCCGGCGGATGCAGCAGCAGGCGCAGTTGATGATCTCCGCGGCGTCGGCTCCGAGGCTCCCATCGTGCGGGTACATGAGCATCCCGCCTGGCAGCTCGAAGGGCTCCGTCTGGTCCACCTCGATGCCGTCCATGATCTCGTGGGTGTCCCGGGTGTTGCCCAGGCCGCTGATGCACCACTGCTTGGTGAATCCGATGTCCAGTGTGCCGGCTGCGATGTTGGCGGCGTCCGCCATTGCGACCATGGACTCCGTCTGGGCGATGCGGCGGACCTGCCACTTTGCGAGCTCCTTGTACTTGTTGTAGATGCGCTTGGTGAGCTTCTCGATGCCGAGGCCGTATTCCTCTGCCATCTCGTCCCGGAGGATGTCGATGAGGGTCTCTCGGAGGGTGCCGCTGACGACGACGATTTCGGATCCGGCGCGGTTGGCGGCGTAGTCCTGAAGGCTGCCCAGCCAGAGCATATCGTCCTCCGCGGCTTTGGCCTGGTTGAGGTCGCGGGCCGTGCTCTTGCACATCGGCAGGCCGGTGTCCTGATAGAGGCCGTTCCACCACTTGGGCAGGTAGCCGGTCTCGTCCAGGTAGGTGTCAATGAGGCCGGGCCAGTGCTGCGGGTTGTCATACTGGGCGCAGATGTCCAGCACTCGTTTCACCTCGTGAGCCCGGGCGCGCAAAAGCCGGGCCTCGTAAACGTGCCCGACCTTGAGTCCTTTGCGGCGGAGGTAGTCTTGGTGCTTTCGCTCTGCCGCTGTTATGCGTCGCTTTTTTATCATTGTTCTGAAAAGGCCCCAAGTATGCCCGCCGTTTCACTTGTCTGCGCGGCTATGTCGCAGAGGGTGTGCCCGGCCTGGGGCCCGGTCTTAATTTGCGGGAGCCGGTTCGGTTTCGTTGATGTCGTAGGTCTCGTTTCCGAACTGGACGCCAATGGGCAGGATGGGCTCGTCGGCGTAGGGCTCGTCGATGGGATCGAAACCGTTTGCCTCTCGCAGCTCGTTGAGGGTGCCGTGCATCTTGGTGATGCGGTCCAGCACCTCGGTGGGTTTCTCCTGGAGGGCCGGGATCTCGTCCCGGTTGATGACCAGCTCGAACTCCTGGTCCAGCTTGCAGTAAGAGAGCAGGTCCTGAGCGAATTCCTCCGCCAGCGGGATGGCCTGCTGCTCGTAGATGGTCTTCTTTGCCTCCTTGGCATTTTCGTATTTGGCCTGGCCATAGTAAAGGTCCACCGGCAGACGGAAAACGAAGCAGAGGGCGGTGACGGCCTCTTTGTGTGATGCGAGGATGCCCAGGTCCACCGGGGTGTTTCCGATGGCGTGGTACTCGATGGGTGTCCGCAGCGCCTTGAGCTTGTTGAAGCTGCCGGAGCCGTTCACGTCTTTCTCGACCTGGTCTGCGTCCTGGGGCTTGATGCCGTATTCGCTGTCTGCCTTGGGGGTGATGATGCCGGAGACGCCTCCGTTGTCCAGCGCCACGTCCTGGCGCCTCATGCCCTTGTCAAGGATGGAAAGGTAGACGGCTGCAGCCACCACCTTGCTGGTCCCGAAGAAGGAGGTATCGTCCAGGTTGTAGTCGAAGCTCTCGAAGACCTTACCCTCGATGTCGATTTCGTCGCCGGTTGTGCCGATGAGCTTGACTCCCTTGATGGGCTTGTTCAGGCCTCCGGCGTCCACGGACACTTTCTGGCTGGGCAGCACAAACATTCCGATCTTGGGGTTTATCTTGCGGTCTTTACCGGCGGTCAGCGGCGCGTAGACCCAGGCGTCTCCGAAGAGGAGCCTGTTCACGGCCCAGGCCTTTCCGAAGCGGCGCAGGTTGTAGCGGTCGTTGGGCTTGCGCAGGACGTCCAGCAGCCAGTGTTTGTCCACGTAGTCGTAGCTGCCGTCCTGTTTGAGCTTCCGGAGCTCGAGGTATTTCATCACCTCTCCCACGTTGTCAGCGATGTAATCCACCACTCCGTTCACCGGGGCGATGGTCTCGTAGGCTTTCTTGATCTCCTCGCGTCCCAGGCCGGTGATGCCGGGAAGGCGCAGGCCGACCAGCTGGGCGGCGATCTGTTTGAAGTACTCGTTATCGGCGTTGTCGCCGTCGTAGTAGCCCTTGATCCGGAGCAGCCGGTTGTATTCCTTGTTGCTGATTATCTTCATGGCGTGCTGTCTTTTGTGCGAAGTTATAAAGGGTTGCGGGTTTTGCTCTCAATGGGTCAGTGCATTTGGTTGCTTATGCCCATCCGGTGGAGGTGAGTGAAGGCTCCGTAGTTGGTCGCGTCCATGGCGTGGTCGTTGCCGTCCTGGGGCTCGTCGGTGAAGATGGACTCGTCGTCCTTGTTGGGTTTCCAGCTGTAAGCCTCGACCTCGCTCTTGATGTGGGCGCCGACGTAGCGGACCTGGAATCCCTGCAGCCAGGCGACTCGCTCGCTCTTGCTGCGGTTGACTCCTCCGCTGGCGCTGATGCCGTAGATCTTCCGGAGCTCGGCGATGCTGTCGGGCCTGGCCGGGTCGCAGTAGACCTCGCAAAGGCCGGGGCTGTAATAGACCGGGAACTTGAGCGGCTCTCCGTCCTCGCCTCGGAGCAGCTCTCCGTTTTCGTCTCGCTTGGTCTCGTAGTGGTGGACCAGCTGCTCTCCGTCCTGAATGATGCGGGCGGCGATGTCCCGGGGCAGCAGGCCGGTCTGGTAGCAGATCTCCTTGAGGTAGAGGGTGCCGGTGACCGGGTCGTAACACATCCGCACCAGCGCGTCCGGGTCTCCGCCGTAGCCCCAGTCGTTTCCCCACCACTGGGGCAAGCCGTCCGGGTACTCGTCCTCGGGGATCTCCTGCCAGTCCTTGTAGATGAGGCCCTCTTTCCGGACGAGCCATTTGCCTCCGTAGAGGTGCTCGTATTTGTCGGGGTTCTTTTCGCGCAGCTCCTCTGCGATGTCGATGAAGCTCTGGGAGAGGTTGGACTTGTTGTCCTCCCAGGTGGTGTGGATGTAGGTCACGTTTCCCTTGGTGCCGTTGAAGTCGTAAGGCACGCCGGGCTCCACAAAAAAGCGGCGGTAGATCCAGTGGCTGATGTCCGCTGGGTTGAGGACGAGGATGACTCTGTTCTCTGCATCCTTTTCACGGATGCTCTGGTCGATGGTGTCGAAGGTCGCCTCCGACATCAGCTCCTGGGCCTCGTCAAGCACCCAGGTCTTCAGGCGGTTCAGCGATTTGAGTTTGGCGATCTGGTTTTTCGAGCTTTGCTGGATGCCTCGGAACCAGATGCGGCCTCCGGTGGCGCGGTTCTGGACGTCCCGCCTCCGGACGTAGAAGGCGTTGCGGCAGTCGCCGATGTCCATCTTCTCGACAAATTCCGGGATGATTGAGACCTCGGCGCTCGTGAGGTTCCATCGGGTGTAGAGGATATTGAACTCGTCGTCGTAGGTGCTGTCCAGCATTGCGCAGGCGAGCGCATAAGATTTGCCCGATCCGCGGCCACCGGTGACGATGGTGTAGCGGGTCGTGGCGTCCCAGAGGGGCTTGTACTTTTTGCTAATCCTGTACGCCATCCTCGTCGTCTTCAAATACGACCTTGGGCCTGGTGACCGTGGCGTTGAGGTCTATCTCCTGCCGCAGGTCGTAGCCGCGTGGCTTGCCCTTGCACTGGAGGTAGAACTTGATGGCCTTGGTGTCTCCTGCCTGGATGTTGCGCATCAGCGCTGACTCTGCGAGGTCGAGCGCCATCTCGGATGCCTCCTTGCTGGCCTCCTCCCAGGCGGCGTCGAAGTCCGGGTCCTTGGAGCGCCACTCGTAGAGGGTCTTCCTGGATCCGATGCCGACCTTTTTGCAGGCCTGGGTGACGAGGCCGGCGCTGGCCTTGAGCGCTTCGAGGAAGTCCGCCTTGATCTGCTTGATCTGCGCCTTGCTGTAGTGCTTGCCTGATTTCATCATTCAAAGGATTTGATTCCGTCGTAGTATTTCTTGTAAAACTCAAACAGCCCGCGGTCGATGGTGATGCAGGTGTTTTCCGTTCTGGGGTTGGTGTTGATGTTGGCGCTGCTCTGGATGCCAAAGCTCCAAAGCGGGCCGGTGCCGGCGTAGACCTTGCTGTGGTTCCTGAAGAGAGCGAATCGTCCAAGGTCCGGGTGGTCCTGGTAGAGTCTCTTGAGCATCTGGAACTCCACGGCGTAGCTGCCGCTGAAAATCTCGCCGACGTAAATGTCGAGCTTCCGGATCCGGTCGGCCTCTACCCATTCCCGGAATTGCAGGATATCCTCTGCGCCCATGCACCAGGTGGAGGCCAGGCAGTAGTCGAGGTCCTGTTGCCGGAGGACGGCTTTCAAAAATGAGAGGCTGTCAACGTCTCCGGCGGTGATGAAGTTGTAGGCGTGTCCCTCCTGGAAATGGAAGCCCGGAGCGGCCAGCGCGTCCAGCAGCTTGCTTTCGCTGAAGGCGCGCCGGTACTCGAATTTCGGAGTCAGCTCGTAGACCTCGGTGTATCTGTGCTTCCGTCCCTTTTTGCTCTTGCTCTCTTTCTCCGGCTCTGGCTCCGGTGCCTCGTCTGGTACCGGCGGCTTGCCGTCAAAGCTGAAGAGGTCGAGCCCGCTGAAGAGATCCTCGCCATTGTCCATAGTGCTTTAGTCGTTACGGCCTGATGGCCTTTTGTCCTGTGAATTTCTCCCACCGGTCGACGATCACGTCGCAGTAGACGGGGTCGAGCTCCACCATCCGGCAGCGCCGGCCCAGCTGCTCGCAAGCGATGAGGGTTGTGCCGCTGCCTCCGAAGGGGTCCAGCACGATGTCGCCTGCGCGGCTGCTGTTGATGATGTGGTCTCCGAAAAGGGGCACCGGCTTCATCGTCGGGTGCTCGTCGTCCTTTCTGGGCTTGTCGTAATGGAGCGCGGTGGTGGGTATGCCGTTCTCCTCGAAGATCTGCTGGAGCAGCAGCTTCATGTCCGTCTTGCTCATGTGCTCCAGGTCCAGCTTGTCTTCCTTGACGGTGGACTCCCGGCGGCTGTCGCTGAAGTAGTGACCGGCTCCCGGTTTCCATCCGTAGACGCAGCTCTCGTGCTGCCATTGGTAGTCCTGCCTCCCCAGGGTGAACGAGTTTTTCACCCAGATCAGCAGCTGCTTGTAAAGAAGGCCGGCTTTCTCGTATGCCTCGATGCAGGCGTCGATCTCGCTGCTGGCCATCCAGATGTAACAGGCGGCTCCGGCCTTGAGGCAGTCCCTGACTGCCACAAAGCATCCGTAGAGGAAGTCTCGGAAGGCGCCGTCGCTCATATCGTCGTTTTCTATCGTTTTGCCGTCGCTGTTGCTTATTGCCACGTTGTAGGGCGGGTCTGTCACCAAAAGGTCCGCTAATGAGTTACCCCCCCCATCAATTTTTCGAGGGCGTGGACGTCCTTGGTGTCTGCGCAGATGAGGAGGTGCTCTCCCAGCTGAATGAGGTCACCTCGTTTGGTCTTGGGTGGGGTCTTCCGTCCCAGGATCCTGCTCGGGTCGTAGCCGTCGTCGCGGGCTTTCTTGTTGCCCTTGGGCGGGAGGTCCGGCAGCTTGATGCCGATGTCCATGAACTCGAACTCTCCCCAGTCCGCTTTCAGCAGGTCGACGTCCCAGGCTCCGAAGCTGGAGTTATCCTTGAGGACGATCTGCTTGAGTTTCTCCGTGGGTGTGGTCTCTGGGAGCACGGCGCACATGAGCTCCTGCCAGCCGAGGTGCCTGGCTGCCTCCACTCTCATGTTGCCTCCCAGCACAACGAAGGCCGAGCCGACCGGATAGACGATGGCGCCTCGGGCCTCTGCAAGCTCGGGCGTCTCCTCCATCGACCTGGCCAGGGAGACCACGTCGCCTTTGGTCCACTTTCGCGGGTTCGCCGGCAGGCCGTGGACCTGGCCCTTGTTAAGCTCGAGCCGTCCGAGCTTTATCTTTCGGAATTCCATAGGTGATTGTGTATTTGGCGTAAAACTCCAGCCGGGCGGTGGCGTCGCTCTTGAGCGGTTCTGCCCTCAAGGCCCGCAGCACTGTCCGCTTGTCGAGGTGGCACTCGTCGGCTATCTGTCGTGCGGTCTGGCCGGTGGCCCTGATCAGGCCTGCCAGCTCCTGGAGCCTCCGGGCCTCGTTTGCCCTGAAGTCGTCCTCCGTCAGTGGTCGTGTGTGAGTGTTTCCCATGTGTACCTGTTCGTTTTGTGCAAAGTTAATGAATTTTCCTATACTTTCCTTAACTCCTTGATTCGCTGGAGCAGAGCGGTCTGGCAGTCTCCCTTTCCGGAGAGGGCCTCCATCACCCTCTCGTCCATCGTGCCAGTTGCGACGATGTGGTAAAGAAGGACCGGCCTGTCCTGCCCTTGCCGGTAGAGCCTGGCGTTGGCTTGCTGGTAAAGCTCGAGGTTCCAGGTGGGCGTGTACCAGATGATGGTCCTGCCTCCCTCCTGCATATTGAGTCCGTATGCCACGGAGGCCGGGTGGCAAAGTAGCAGGCGGATTTCCTGATTGTTCCATTTCTTGAGGATTTCGGGCTCTCCGTTGAAGGTTTCGGGCTGATAATTTCCAAAATTGGCCAGAATTCGCTCTTTTTCGTGCTGGTAGGCATAAAAGACCAGGACCGGTTCCTCGGTTGCTTCGAGAATGTCGCTCAGGGCCTCCATCTTGCTTTGGCCGACCTCGTGCCAGTCGTGCTCGGAGTCGTAGACGGCTCCTCCGGTGAACTGCAGCAGCTTGTTGGTAAGGGCCGCGGCGGTCACTGCCTCTATCTCTGCTTCGTCGATTTCCAGCAGCTGCTCTTTCTCGAATTCCAGGTAGGCTTTCTGCTCGGAGTCGCTCAGGGCGATGGTGGTTCCGGCTTGGATGAGATCTGGCATCTCGAGGTAGTCGCTCGCCTGCATGGAGAGGCAGATGTCGCTGATGGCGTCTGTGATCCGTTCTCTGGATCCGGGCTTCGGGATCCATTCGTAGACGACGTGTCCGTTGTGCCGTCCGGGCCTGAAGTACTCCTGTCTGTACATCGTGAGGGTCCGGCCCAGGCGCTTGCCGTAGTCCAGCAGTTCTATCTGCGACCAGAGGTCCATCAGTCCGTTGGGGCTGGGCGTGCCTGTCAGCAGGACGAGTCTTCGGATCAGCCAGCGCATCCGTCGCAGGGCTTTGAACCTGCGGCTCTGCGGGTTTTTGAAGCTGGAGCTCTCATCGATGACGACGCTGTCGAAAGGCCAGCGGACCAGCTCGAGGTCGCAGTAGTCCACGAGCCATTTGACGTTGTCCCGGTTCACGACGTAGATGTCCGCCTCCGCTTCGATGGCTTTCCGTCTTTGGGCTGGCGTGCCCATAATGACGGAGATTTTGAGGCTCCGCAGGTGGTCCCATTTATGGGACTCACCTGTCCACGTATTCCGGGCCACGGACTTGGGCGCTATCACCAGGGTCTTGTCGATTTCGAAGTAGTCCTCCTTCAGCTGCTGGAGCGCTGTGAGTGTGGCGACCGTCTTCCCGAGACCCATGTCCAGGAAGAGGGCGCAGTACCGGTTGTCGATGATGAACTGCGTGGCTCGCTCTTGGTATGCGTGCGGGGTGTATCTCATCTTCTGGGTGAGTTGGCTTTCTCCAGCTGCTCGACGTCCAGGATGAACAGGAAGTCCTGCAGGCGCTGGGTGGTGTCGATGATGTAGACGGTGTGGCCGAGGTTCCGGAGTTGATTGTGGCAGTGGGTCTGCAGTCCGGTGGGCTTTTCGCCGGTGCTCTTAAGCTCGACGAAATAGATGCAGCCCTGGGGCATGATGATCATCCGGTCCGGCAGTCCTCGGTGGAGTTGGCTCATCAGCTTGATGGCCATGCCACCTCGCTTCTCGATTTCTTTCCGCAGCCGGGCCTCGAGAGTCTTCTCGCTTTCCTGCTTTTTGGGACAATGGGACAATGGGACTCGCGCGCGCGTAACTTTCCCGCAGGGGCCATTTATGTAGTCTTTCTTATTGGTTTCCGACATAATTCGCTAAAAATGTTTTTTTGCTGATTTTATTGTCCCATTGTCCCATTTTGGGGCTAACTCTTTGGCTTTCAGTCTTTTGGGCGTGGGACAATCTTTGGGACAATCGTGGGACAATGATTTTGTTGTCCCGTTTTATGGGACAATGCGTTTTTGGCTATTGTCCCATGAATTTGAGCTCTTTTTGGCCGTAGTTATTGAGGTCTTCCGTGGCTCCGTTTTCGAAGTACAGGAGCCATTTCCGGCCTACCCAAAGGACGCGGGCGCGGCGTGCCGGCTCGGTCTCGTAGTTGGTGTTGATGTAGTGCGGCCGCCTGGTCACGGCGACCTCATCGTGTCTGTGGATCATCCGTCCGTCGCGGTCGATGTGTCCGGTTGCTTGTCTTGTTCTGGGGTTCATTTTCGTGTAGGTTTTTTGGGTTGAGGGCTCTTTCCCTGAGCCGGTAAAGGGGCGCGTTCTGGATGGCGCATCGGGTGAAAAAGTTATAAGTTCTCATCTCGTAAAACTATGACGTATCGCTCTCCGTCCGGGGCCTTGAGGATCCTGCGGAAAAAGCGGAGGCAGGCCTGCGGGGTGTCAGTCCACCTGCTTTTCATCATCTCCCGGAGGTTGCAGAGTCCTCTTTCCTGCGTGCTGCCGACTCCTGGGACGGACGTGGATCCGTCGAAGTAAAAGGGGCAGCTTCCGCAGCTGCTGGGCAGGTCGTCTTCGGTCTGCCAGTAGATGTTGATTCCGTTGACGGTCCTCATTCTGGGTCTTTGATTTTGAATCTGTGCTGGCGTCCGTAGGCCTTGTCGTAGCCTCTGCCGATGTACTCGAGGTCCGGGAGTTCGCGCATGATCTGGTTGATATCTTTTGTGCGGTAGCGGGTCTTCTCGTCCAGCTGCTGTCCGAAGAGCTCCACGAGGACCTCAACGGCGCAGATGGTCTCGCGCTTCATCCTGGGCTCCGAGCTCTCCGTCTCGCTGGAGAGCCTGAACCAGTCCTGTCTCTGCTTCATCGTCATTGACTCCCAGGTGGTCGGGAGCTCTTTCCGGATGAAGGCTTCAATCATGCCGGCGCGGTCATCCGCTGCCAGCTCGTTGTGGGCTGTCTGCAGCTCGCGGCTCTTGGTCTCGAGCTCGTGGCTCAGGTAGAGTGTCTCTCCCTCCTGGAACCGGACCACGGCCTCGGCCCATATCTGGTCCACCTCTCCGGGGAGGTCGTCCCAGACGTCTTTGGTCGTTATGTCCTCCCCACATTCCACGGTCCAGAACCGGCGGTTACCGGTGCTGCCCTTGAGGAAGTTGGGTTCGTTGGTGGTGGCAAAAAAGACGCACTGCCGCGGGAAGGTTTCGGTCTTCCGGGCGTAGGCCGGGCGGTAGTTGTCCTCCTGCTTTGATATGAAGTTCTTGTAGGCCTCGCTGGTGGAGTTCTTGTAGTTGGTGAGCTCTCCCATCTCGACGAGCCATTTGCCTCGGATCTGCTCCATGGCGTCTTTGCCGTCGATGCTGGAGATGCTGTTATCGAACCAGTCCCGGGCGAGTGTCCTGATGAGGGAGGTCTTGCCGAGCCCCTCCGGTCCTATGAGGGTGAGGATGTAATCGTATTTGACGCCTGGGCGCATGACGCGGGCCACGGCTGCTACAAAGTGTTTGCGGGTCATTGCCCGGACGAGCTCGCAGTCCACGGCTCCCAGGTAGTCGGAGAGCAGGGTGTCGAGCCTCGGGGTGCCGTCCCACTTGAGGGTCTTGAGGTAGTCCCTCACCGGGTGGTAGCAGTCCTGGCTGACGGCCAGATCGAAGGCGTCCAGGATGGCGGTCTTTCCGGTGAGGCTGTAGTGCTCACTCATGAAGTCGATGAGGCCGTTGTCGTCGCTGTTGGTCCAGTATGGGTCAATGTCTTTGCTGCGCCAGGGCAGGTCCCGGACTACGATGTCGCGGGCCCTGAAGAGGTCGCGTCGGGCGGCTCCCTTGAGGCGCGGGTCGTTTCGGATGATGAGTCCGAAATTGAAGGGCGAGGCGAGGAAGTTCTTGCGGCGCTCGTCCATCTGCATCTGCTCTATCCAGTCCGTCTCGTCATCGGGGATGTCTTTGAATTCCTCGTTAAGTTCGTGCAGCTTCTCTTTGGCCATCTGGCCACTGACCTTGGGGTCTTCCCTGACGAAGCGCTCCATGGCGACGAAGCTCGGGAGCTTGGCCACCGGCGTGTTGATGTCGCTGTCCTGGTCGAGCTCTCCGAATTTGTGGATCCTCACCAAGTCGAAGGCGTTGCAGAGCTTCTCGCAGCAGGGGTCTGTGCCGTGGTGGCTGTAGGCGTATTTGTCCTCGTAGATCACAAGGCCGGCGGCGGTGGTTCCTCCGATGAACGTGTAGCGGTCATCGTGTGCGGTCTTCTCGTAGACGTCCGGCAGGAAGAATTCGATGGCTTCCGTGATTCCGTAAACGCGGCAGAAGGCTCCAATGGATCCGGGCTTGGTGAGCGGGTCCTCTTGCTTGGCGCCGGTGCCGTGGACCAGGCGCATCGTCCTTTTGTCCATCGGCCACTCTGCGACGTTCCGCCAGTCGTTGTAGCTGGCGAGGATTTCGTCGGCGTCCAGCGGCGTGTCTGCTTCGCTGCAGCGGTAGACGTACTCTCCGTCCCTGGGGCAGCTGGGCCAGTACATCAGGCGGCTCGGCTCGTAGGTGGAGCTGTCGAAGATGTCTATATCGATTTGCTCTGCGATTCGGCGGGCGATAGGGATGTATTCGTCCGGGGTGACGTCCCGGCTCAGCGGGATGACGAGCCTGAAGCGCGGCGTTTCGGGCGTGTGGCTGTGTGTGCTGTAAAGGCACCAGGCGGTGTCGTAGAGCACATCTGCGACGATGTCCGGTGTGTCCGTCTGGCCGTAGTCGATGTCGAGGGTCACGAGGCTGCGGCAGATGATGCTGTCGCCTTTGCGGCGTCCTCCGTCGATGGGGCCTCCGACGAATCCTCCGGTGTCCTTGGCCTTTCCTTTCTGGGGCCGGCTCATTGCCTTGTAGTCGGAGACGCTCTCTGCGGTCCGCTCGCAGTTCTTGAGCCTGGC